TTGATTGCATTGTGGGCAAGTAGTTTGTGGAGGAACTGGAGTATTCATCTTATACTAAAATTTAGATATTTTATTTATTTCAATTTTAAAATAAATAAAATTGTCTTTAGTATGGAATATGAATTTGGATATAAAAAACCACCATTTAAAGGAACAAAAGAAGAATGGGAAAAATTACGAAATAAGATTGGATGGTGGATTGAATCTTCTTCTATTTATCCATTTATTACTGTAAAATGTCCTCATTGCGGATCAATCAATAATCATAATATAATGAATCATAGTATCCGTAATCACAAATCATGTAATTTACATTATTACAAGGGAGTACGTGTATATTACGAATGTCCAGGTTACAAACTGGGTATTTATCTTAATCGTTGACATTTATTTCTTTTTCCTTTTTTTTATTTTTGGTTTATCAGGTGATTTATCGCCAGTTGATTTAAACACATCTTCTAGTGTAGAATTCATCATAACGGACAAAATAATAGCTGGAACAATAGTAACTGTAAGCAACGTGGTGGCATTTACATAAAGAGCTATTCCTGCTATAAATGCAGGCGATGACATTAATATAAATGAAAGAAGAACCATTGCCATAAGAGTGACAATTATTCCAATTATTAATTTATTTAAAATAGTTAAAATATTGATAATTCCAGATACAGTAAGATTATATATATTCATAGATGTGTATAAGCCAGCAAGTAGGATACCGTTTATTTTCCCCAACATATCTTGCATGTGCACTAACATTTCTACCAAAGGAATAATAAATCGTATTACCTTTTCTAAAAGTTCAGCATATATTGCACTTATTTGTGCTTTTAACCATGCTATAAATGCTATGAATGCTGCAATAGAGGCTATTATGCTATCCAATGCTTTAATTGTAAGATATAATACAAATTCAAATGGCATCATAATAATACTGAAAAACGAAGACGCATCATTGTGTATACAATAATTAAAATTTTCAAATGTAGTATCCATGGTGCTTTGTCCAGGGGTTGGCATAATAATACCTGCAAAAGGCAATACAATTGGACTGCATTTATTTGTATTCCAATTATTTCGTAATTCGGAAACAACAGCTTGATACGATGAATAGGCAACAATTAGGACAGTAATAAAAAATAATAGAATTGTAACCATTACATCTTTTCCATACATTCCTAAATATCCAATATTTTCATACAATGATAATATTCTAGTATTTACATCCATTATACAAAATATCTATATTTTACCAATGGTTTTTATCATTGCACCTGGAACACCTGCCCACATACATTCAAAAGTGTACATGACAGTTGTCATTATATACATGATGGTAGCAATAATAGCAGCTATTTTTCCTTGCACATCTACAAGTTTCACAACAATAATGTTAAATTCTACCATAACATTTAAAAAAATAGAGTAAATATTTGCAAACATTCCACCCACATTAAATTTCATGGATGACGATTCTTCTGTGGATTTTTCTGTACTTGTATTGATACTATTTACCATATCCAATGTCATATTTTGCAAATAACTAAATGGTTGGGTAATAGTAGGTGCAAAACTAGACATGATATTTTGAACACAAAATGAAAAATTATCTGATGTAGTTGTTCCATCTGGAGCAATAAATCCAGCAAATGGCATCATAATCGGGTTACATCTATAGAGTGCCCAATTATCTTGTATATTTTGTATACTAGTATTCATCATGTTGTATGTTATTAATACGATAAATACTATAACAATGCAAATGGATTGAAACCACTCAAATATCATAGTTTATATATTTATATAAAATATGAATATTGATTTTTATTTATTGGGGGAATTTTTAAAAAAAAGGGACATCTTTTTGTATAAACAATATAAATTTAAAATATTGTATGACCTTGTTAAAATCCACCATTAGATACATATTCTATAATATTCACTTTCTAAAGATGTTCGGCTTTTTCTAATGATTTTACAAATTTGGGTTGGTCGCATACATATAATAGATGCAACTGCGTCATATCTGCTAATCGTCGGAATTTCAGAATTACTTTGAATGTTATATTTTCTTTTAAATTCGGCTATTTCTTCATCATTCAAAATTTTGTGGGGTGGGACAGACTGATGTTTCAAAATATTAAATTGCAACCTATGAATATTTATAATGGTAATGAAAATCCCGTAAATATTCCACAATTCATTCAAAGTTTCTTTAATATTATCATTCGGTTCATCTTTCATAATAATCAACAGCGTATCCGATTTCTTAAATTTTAATTCAGATTCATCTGCAAAAATCTCGTCTTTTATTTTGTGCACAGCTTGAGTTGTGATTCGCGAACCATCCATAAAATATTTGATGTAGATACGTTGGGTATCCTCTTGATCTTGTTTGGATAACAGCAAATTTAATTGGTTGTTTCGTATCAATGTAGCTACATGATTAATGCTATAATTTGTATAATTATCTACATTGTACCCACTTTCTTTTAAAATTTCAAGCAAATGAATGCGAGACATATGTATCATAGAAACTGTGGTAGGATCGTCCATTATACTATATAGGGTATTTATTTTAAATAAAAAAATCAATTTTAAAAAACAATTCATTAATCAATATTGTTGTGTATGTTGTTCAATATGATGTTTATGTTTGCGATGATATTTAGACGGTTTTGGAGTTCATGATATTCATTGTTATTATTGTTATTGTAATTGTTCATCATGTTCAGTTGAGTATTACAGTGGTTTGTAATCATGTTGATGGAATCTGCGACTACATTAGCCGTCTTGTAATTTACAGGAATGGCATTATCTAGCAAATAACGACGAATGGTATCTAGCAAAGTCATGTTATGAAGGAACACGTAAGTGTTGATGTAGGTGTGGAAAGTGGTAGTTGCGTCCATGGTTTTAAATACGAATAAAAACAAATTAAAATTTCAATTTTAATTATATAATGTACAATCCAGAAGCATGGGCTAAAAATTGGGATAAACAAAATCCAAGTGATTTTAAAAAACGGTGTGACGAATCTCGTGCGGTACAAGAAGAGTATACCAAACAATATGAAAAGAAAATAGCCGATTTACAAAAAATTAAAGATTTACAACCAAAAGAAAAAAAGTAATAAATATATGGCAAATATTCAAACACTTATGGATCAAATTGCACAATTACAAAAAACAGAAGAACAACTTTACCGTTCTTTAACTAAAAATGCCGAAAATGTAGCATTAGGAAGACAGAGCACAATGAGTGATGCCGAAATTGAAAATATTACAAATCAGGTAAATTCATTGACTGCAACTCGTGTAAATTTATATAATGCGCTTGCTAAAAATTATCATAATGAAGTACGTTTAGAAGATTCGGTAAATAAATCTATGGAACAACAAACCAAAACTTTGAAAATATTAGAGCGAGAATTAAATAGATCCAAAAGTAATTTAGCAAAATTAAAAGATGAAAAATATAATCAGCTTAAAATGATTGAAATTAATAATTATTTTGGAAAACAATACGAAAATCATGTGCAATTAATTAAAATTATTATCATTGTTGGAGTTTGCATGTTGGCAACTTTACTCTTGAATTATGTATCAGCATTGAAACCTGCTTCCCGACCCTTATTTAATTTAGTTACCATTGTTGGGTTATTTTTTATTGCAAGTAAATTAGTTGATTTGTATTTAAGGAAAAATGATAATTACGATGAATATGAATGGCCCGTTGCACCTACTACAGATCGCGAATTAACTACTGCAAATGCAGAATCTACTTCATTCATTGATGTAAGTGGCATTGATATATTACCGCCTGGTATCTGTTTTGGAACATCGTGCTGTAGTTTAGGAACAACATGGCTAGATGGTTCTGGATGTGTAATAGATCCCAACTATCAATCTGCTACTGATAATTATATTATTAAAAATACTTAATAAAATCAAGTTAGACATATGTTAATAAATATATTATGACGACCATTGAAGATATTATGCGCATGGATGATACAAATATGAAAAACCTTCCTTGGAATAAATTAGACCGATATTTGAAATTAAATAAACTTTATGATTATGTAAAAGATTACCAAACACAACACACCATTTCGGATGAAGCAGCAGAACAATTGAAAGAATTATTCAAAGAAAAAATAAACAAAAAACTATTACACAAAACAAAAGATGTAGAGTACGATACTGAATTAAATAAAATAATTTCTATTCCCAGTCTTGTTTGTTTAAATGGAAAATTTAAACTTCACTGCACGGATACTGCATCTCCGTTACATTCACTAACTCCTAAAAATAAAACGGTTAAAAAATCAATATCCTAAATAGACTTAATAAAATAACAATAGATATTCTATTATGGATTTATCTTCCGAAATCGGCACACTCATGACCGAATATGTTCAGGAGAACCTTGAACATATTCATAAAGATTCATTTGCATCCGCCATGCAAAATCATATTACAGAATTATTAAAGGCACAGCTAGAAAATGAACCTGAGGAAACCATTCGTGCATCATATCAATCTGCACTTTTAAAATTTCACGGAAGAACGACACCATTTTACCCTCCTGTTCACGTGGAGACTATATCGTACAAATTGGCAAAACTTCACGCAAAATATCAACCTGACCAACGAACTCCCGAATGGTATTCGTTTCGGAATCAATTACTCACTGCAAGTTCCATTTCCAAAGTTCTTGGGTCGGCTGCAAAACGTAACGAATTAATTTGTAGCAAATGTAATCCTAGTACACATATGAATTATAATCATACCTCGGGTCCTATGCATTGGGGTATTAAATATGAACCTGTTTCCCTAGAGTATTATTGTTACAAAAATAAAACACGCGTTCAATCGTACGGGTGTATTGCTCATTCCGAATACCCTTTTATTGGTGCATCGCCCGATGGTATTAACGTTTTGGAAACATCTCCTTTATATGGAGTCATGCTTGAAATTAAAAATCCGATTTCTCGCCAAATTAATGGAAAT